GATTTACTTGGTATTAAACATACGGAGATGACTAGACCGTTTAAAGGTTCGGCATCCGTGACTCATCCTCTATTATCAGAAGCTGTTACACAATTTCAAGCACAAGCCTATAAAGAATTACTCCCGTCTCAAGGACCAGTAAGAGCAAGAGTCCTTGGTACAGAAGATAACGAAAAAGCTAATCAAGCACAACGTGTCCAAGATTTTATGAATTATATGATCACGGAAGAGATGGAAGAATACACTCCAGAGTTTGATCAGCTATTATTTTATTTAGCACTAGCAGGATCAGCATTTAAAAAAGTTTATTATGATGAAGTTATGCAAAGAGCTGTATCTAAATTTATTCCTGCAGAAGATTTAGTAGTTCCCTATTATGCAACGGATTTGATGGAGTGTGAAAGAATTACTCATGTTATAAAAATGGGAGAAAATGAGATACTTAAAAAACAAGCATCAGGATTTTATCGAGATGTAGAACTAAAACCAACTTCAAGTGGTCCCACAGAAATTGAAAAAAAATATCAAGAGTTAGAAGGAGTAACACCTTCAACTGATAAACAATATTCTTATCAAGTTTTAGAAATGCATGTTGATTGTAATTTAGAAGAATTTGAAAACACTACTTCAGAAAAAGAAATTAAAGTTCCTTACATTATAAGTATTGATGAAGGTTCAGGTGAAGTTTTATCTATATATAGAAACTATAAACCTAAGGATGAAACTAAAAAACGTGACGAATACTTTGTACATTTTAAATTTTTACCAGGATTAGGGTTCTATGGTTTTGGTTTAACGCATATGATTGGTGGATTATCTAGAACTGCTACTCAATCCTTAAGACAATTACTAGATGCAGGTACATTATCTAACTTACCTGCAGGATTTAAGTCTAGAGGAATAAGAATTAGAGATGATGACCAACCATTTCAACCAGGAGAGTTTAGAGATGTCGATGCACCTGGGGGAAATATTAAAGATCAGTTTCAAATTTTACCATTTAAGGAACCTTCATCTACATTATATCAATTAATGGGATTTGTTGTTCAAGCAGGACAGAAGTTTGCAGCCATTACTAACATGGATACCGGTAATGATGCTCAAAATAGAGCTGTTGGTACTACAGTTGCAATGTTGGAACGTGGTTCAAGAGTCATGACTGCAATACACAAGCGATGTTACTACTCAATGCGTAAAGAATTTAGACTTTTATCAAAAGTATTTGGTACATATCTACCACCAATCTACCCATATTCAGTATACGGTGCCGATCAAGCAGTAAAACAAACTGATTTTGATGATAGAGTAGATGTTATACCGGTTGCCGACCCTAATATTATGAGTATGGCACAAAGAGTAACGCTCGCTAACGAAAATTTAAAAATTGCTATGTCAAATCCTATGATGCATAATTTGAGAGAAGCATATCGAAGAGTATACGAAGCATTAGGCACTCAAGATATAGATCAATTACTTAAACCAGAAGAAAAACCAATACCAAAAGATCCTGCAATAGAAAATATGGAAGTTTTAATGCAAAAACAATTAAGAGCCTTCCCTGATCAAGATCATGACGCACATATCAATGCACATAGAGCATTTATGTCAACAAGAATGGTTCAAATTAATCCTCAAGTGTATTCAGCTCTACAAGCACATATATCGGAACACGTTTCAATGAAAGCTCAAGGAGAAGTTAGTATGATGATACAACAAGATCCTATGATGCAAGCGCAGTTTCAAAGTAATCCTCAAGAAGCACAAATTAAAATTAATACTATGATTGCAGCAAGAGTTGCTGAGTTAACTATGGAACTAGCTAAGAGTGAAGCTATGGGTCAACAAAAAGATCCACTAGTTGCATTAAAAGAGAGAGAATTAGATTTAAAAGCTATGGATCTTCAAAGAAAATCAACACAAGATATAAATATTAATGAGCTTAGAGAAAATGAAATGGATGAAAAAATTGATTTAGAGAGAATGAAATTAGAAAATAACGAAGATCAAGCTGCAGAAAGAATTAGAATTGCAGAAGAGAAACTTGAGATTGCTAGAGCAAAGAAAAGAGGAGCTAAATAATGAAAAGAAAAATTAGAAAATATAGAGGTGGGGGAATGGACGCTTCCAAATCTGATTTTAAAAGTCCAGACGTAAACAAAAGTAAAAATACAAATACAAATGTTAATAAAGGTGATGGTAGTCCAAAAAGTAAAATTGGTCCAGTTGTAAGAGACGTTCCGTTTAAAAAACCTTTTGGAACTAAAAGTAAAATTGCAGCTACTCTTTTAGGCATAGGGCCTGTTACAACATTAGGAAATATGTCGGCAAAAAATACTTATAAAAATAGACAAAAATTTGCAAAAAAAGAGGGCTTGTATAGAGATTTTTATAAAACAACCGGTAATACCTTACAACCTAATTCACCCCTTGGAAAAAATTATTTAAAGGATGCAGGATTTAATAAAAAAACTCCTGATACCCCTGATAGAGGTGGAAATAATACAACAGTTCAAACAACTAAACCTATTGATCCACTTTTAATAAAACCAAAAGAAAACTTTTTTAATTTCGTAGCATATAATGTTGGAGGATTATCAGGTGGAGTAAGTTATGGACCAGCACCAAAGAGAGGTCCTAACTCTCAAGTTCCTCCAGTTAAATTAAAAAAGGGGAGTAAAAAATAATGTGGTTATCAGCTATTAAACTAGCAGTCTCTGCTGGATCAAAAATTTATGCAAATAAACAAAGAACTAAAATAGCTATGTCAGACGCACAGCTTATGCATGCATCTCGTATGGCCGAAGGTAAGGAAGCTTACCAGGGAAAACTTTTAGAAGCTAGACAATCGGACTGGAAGGACGAGGCAGTTTTGGTAATTTTAAGTTTGCCCATAGCAATTCTAGCTTGGGCAGTCGTGAGCGATGATCCGTCAGCCATGGATAAAGTAAAGTTGTTTTTCGAGATGTTCTCACAGCTCCCTTCATGGTTTACAAATTTATGGATTCTTGTCGTAGCAAGCATTTATGGCATTAAGGGAACCCAGATCTTTAGGGGTGGAATGAATAAGGATAAAAAATGAATCTAGAAAGAGATCTACAAAAACTTAAAAAAGAAAAACAGATGAAAGAATCTGCTATTGCTCAACTTAGAAAAAGAAGTAAAGATTCTCTAGCTAGACCCAGAGCAGAAAAAAATATTTTATCAAATAACCCAGAGATGCAAAAAATTTAATGATAACTTGGATTGTAAAAAAAATATATCATTATTCAACTAATTTAACTTCATGGTCATGGACTTGGCTTTATGGTAAGCGTAAAGAAAATAAAATAGATTATTCTAAATTAAGTAAAGGTGATCTTAAAAAACTTCAATCACAGGGCAAGATAAAAAGTATTTACTTTCCTTACAACTAGTCTATAAAACCCTAATGATAAAAGGGGACAGTACAGAATACGAAATACTTCAAGAAGCTTGTCAGACATTAGATACTGATGATTTATTTACTGCAGAAATAGGTGTTAGAGAAGGAAAAGGTTCTAAAATTATTCTTGATAGCTTTAAACACAAAAAACATTGGCATATTGGAATAGATCCTTATGGTAATTTAAACTATCAACATTATGATGATACTGGCTCATATACTTGTGATTACACAAACGATATGAAATTACAATTATTAAAAGATTTAGATTACTCAAATTTTACTTTGTTTCCTTTTGGTGATGATGAATTTATGAATAGGTTTTTTGATGGTGTGCCTATTTACAGAGATAGAAAAAAGAAAATTAAAAACAAATATGACCTTGTTCATTTTGATGGTCCACATAAAACAGTTGATGTTATTAAAGAAGTAATCTTCTTTGGGGAAAGATCACATGCAGGAACAGTATTTATATTTGACGATTATCCTAAATTCAACATAGATTTAATTTTAAGAATTATAGTAAATAATTATGGGTTTATGTTACTTAAAAAAGGTAAAAACAAGATAGCACTAAAAAGAAATTGATGCTTGATTATCATACCAAAGAACAGATTGTTAACGTAATTAATAAATCAATTAAAGATATTAAAGACCATCTTTGCTATGGGGTTGAAACAGTAGATCAATTAATGTATGGTCGAGGAAGACTCAGCGCCTTAGAAACGCTGCTTCAGGATATTAAAAACCTGCAAAAGGAGGATAACGATGGTACAATTGATAAAACCTAAACTTACAGATTTCGGTAACGAAAAAAATAAGGAAGAGGTTAAATCACAAATTCCAACAGATCCCAAAGGCATCAAAGAATATCTTGAAATCATACCCAACCCAGTAGGATACCGTATGCTAGTTAGACCTTGGTCTGGACAAGCAAAAACAAAAGGCGGTGTTATTCTAGCAGATGAAACTCAAGACAAAATTCAAATGACAACAGTCGTTGGATTAGTTGTTAAACAGGGTGATCTTTGTTATCAGGATAAAGAAAAATTTCCTAAAGGTGCTTGGTGTAAAGAAGGAGAATTTGTTATTTATGGCAGATACTCTGGAAGTAGATTTCAAACTAAGTTCGGTGAACACCGAATACTCAATGATGACGAGATCATAGGAACAATTGGTAAGCCAGAAGATATTCTCCATTTATTTTAAATAAAGGAGAATAAAAATGGCAGAAGTAAAAGACTATAGTGCGGAAGCACTTATGGCAAAAGAGCATGAGGTAGAATTAGATACCGATAATGTTAAAGAAGAAAATGTATCAGTAGAAGAAAAATCAAATAAAGAAGAAGCTCCAAATTTAAATGTTGGTGAAGTTGATTTAGGTTATACTGGTCATTCAAAAGACGAAGAACAAAAACCAACAAAACCTGAAATAGAAATTACTGAAGATAAGGTAGAAGTTTCTAAAGAAGAACCAGGTGATAATATTGGAAACAAAGAAGAAGAAAAACCAAACCTTAATGAGTCGAGAAGAGATTATCAAAAAAGAATTGATAAGCTAGTCTTTCAAAAAAGAGAAGCTGAAAGAAGAGAACAAGCAGCACTTGATTTTGCAAAAGGTA